GGTCATCGAAAACCGCAGGCTTTCGCTAGCGTGAGACAATTGGAACCGCCCAACTGAGAACGGCTCTCAATAAGCAAATGACAGATGACGTTCAGCTCTCCGTGACCATGGCCAAGCGCATTGAGCTGTGGCCGGTGGATCGACTCAAGCCCTACGAGCGCAACGCAAGGACGCACAGCGTTGAGCAGGTGGCGCAGATCGCGGCGTCGATCGTTGAGTTCGGGTTCACCAACCCAATCCTGGTGGACAGCAACGACGGGATCATCGCTGGGCATGGCCGGCTGACAGCTGCGCAGGAGCTGGGACTGAAGTCGGTGCCGGTGGTAGTGCTCGATCACCTGAGCGACCGGCAGCGCCGCGCCTATGTGATCGCTGACAACAAGCTGGCGCTCAATGCCAGCTGGGACACCGACCTCCTGCGTGCTGAGCTAGGTGAGCTAACTGAGCTGGACTTTGACATGGACTTGATCGGCTTTAGCGATAGCGAGCTGAGCGGCTTGCTGTCTGACGTACAGGAGCTTGAGGCTAAGCACCAGGGCGAAGTAGAAAAGCTGCCGACTGAGAAGAACTACGAAGGCGCCACCGAGTACAGCGAGGACTCATTCCAGAACTTCAAACACCAGTGCCCGCGATGTGGTTTTGAGTTTGGGGACGCATGAGCAAGCCCAAACGGATCACCGGCCCCTGGCAGCTTGCTGACCTCGCAGGCATTGAGCCAAATGGCTTGACAGGCTTTAGCTGCTTCCACTGCGGTGGCGGCTCAACAATGGGCTACAAGCTGGCCGGCTTTAACATGCTGGGCGGCGTTGAGATTGACCCGCAGATGATGGAGATGTATCGGGCCAACCACAATCCGCAGCACAGCTACCTGATGGGTGTGCAGGACTTCAACAAGATCCCTCGGGCAAAGCTGCCAGATGAACTGAAGAACCTGGACCTGCTAGACGGTTCGCCGCCGTGCTCAGTGTTCAGCATGGCCGGCAAGCGCGAAAAGAAGTGGGGCAGTGAGCATCACTTTCGCGAAGGCCAGCAGAAGCAGCGGCTGGATGACTTGTTCATGCACTTCATTGAGGTAGCCCACCGGCTCCAGCCAAAGGTGGTTGTTGCTGAGAATGTGAAGGGCTTGATCCTTGGCAACGCTAAGGGCTACGTCAAGGAGATCTTTGGCGCGTTTCATGCAGCCGGATACGACGCGCAGCTGTTCCTGTTCAATGCGGCGCGGATGGGTGTGCCGCAAGCGCGGGAGCGGACGTTCTTTATTGCGCGGCGGCGGAGCCTTGGATGGGAGCCTCTACAGCTTGCTTTTAGCGAGGAGCCTGTGACACTCCGGCAAGCCCTGGCAGGCACAAAGGGAGACGGTAAGCCCCTTGGCCCAAAGGCCTTACAGCTTTGGAAGCACACAGCTAGAGGAGAAAACTTCTCCAAGGCAGCAGGTGGCAGTTGGTTTACGTGGAACCGGCTCTCCTGGAATAGACCATCTCCCTCTGTCGTATCAGGATCTCCGCCATCACATCCAGATGAAGCTCGACACCTAAGCCATAGCGAAACAATCAGAGTTCAATCCTTCCCAGACGACTACAACTTCCAGGCACGAGATGCTAACTACGTCTGCGGCATGAGCGTGCCCCCTTTTATGACGCAGCGGGTGGCGCTAGAGATCGGTCGGCAATGGTTTGGCATTGACTACGAATGAACCTGCTGCAATACGCCCAAGATCGCAAGGTTGAGTACACGCAGCTGAGCAAGTGGGCGGGCCAGGGCCGGTTTAGCAGCGATGCACTGCGCAAGGTGAAGCGCAGCTGGGTTGTAGCAGATCCGCAAGAGCTGGACCGGCAGGTTGCTGCGGCCAAGAGCCCAGACCGCGGGGGCCGCGGTGGTGCGCCGCAGATTGATGAAGCGCTAAAACGCCAGCAGAACCAAGCAGCCTCTATCCCATCGTTTGCGCAATCGCGGGCAGTGCGTGAAGCGTTCGCAGCAAAGCTGACCAAGCTGGAGTTTGACCAGCGATCGGCCAAGCTGATCGATAAGGCTGAGCTGAAGATGAAGCTGGCCAAGCTGCACATGGCGGTGCGCGACAGCTTGCGCACGATCCCAGATCGGGTGGCGCCTATCGTGGCGGCCGAGACAGATCAGGCAAAGATTCACGCGATGTTGCTCAAGGAGATCGGGCAAGCACTGGAGGGATTGAGTGGCGCCATCAGCGATTGACGATCTGCTGCAGGTATGTCGCGAAGCGCTGCGGTTTGAGGCTGACCTGACGGTGAGCCAGTGGGCGGACTCGCATCGGGTGCTGTCAGGCAAGGCAAGCGCGGAGCCGGGGCCATGGCGCACGGATCGCACCCCTTACCTGCGCGAGGTGATGGACTGCCTGAGCACGACCAGCCCGGTGCAGCGGGTGGTGCTGATGGCTGGCGCGCAGTTGGGCAAGACGGAGGGCGGCGCCAACTGGCTGGGCTATGTGATCGACCACGCGCCTGGACCGATGCTGATGGTGCAGCCGACCGTGGACATGGCGAAGCGGCTGAGCAAGCAGCGTCTCGAGAGCCTGATCAGCGACACGCCGGTCCTGTCGGAGAAGATTGCGCCGGCTCGTTCCCGGGACTCGGGCAACACGATGTTCAGCAAGGAGTTCCCCGGCGGAATGATGATTCTGACCGGCGCCAACTCGGCTACCGGCCTGCGCTCTACCCCCTGTCGGTACATCTTCCTTGATGAGGTAGATGCCTTCCCTGGTGACGTAGATGGCGAGGGCGATCCGGTAACGCTGGCCGAGCGGCGGAGCACGACGTTCAGCCGGCGCAAAATCTTCATGACCAGCACGCCGACGGTGAAGGACTTCAGCCGGATCGAGGCGGAGTATTTGCTGAGCGATCAGCGGCGTTTCTTTGTGCCATGCCCCTGCTGCAGCGGGATGCAATGGCTCAAGTGGACCCAGCTCAAATATCAGGACAACGACCCAAGCACCGCGCAGTACGAGTGCGAGGTTTGCGGTGAGCGGTTCTCAGAAAATCACAAAACCGGGATGCTGCAAGCTGGCGAATGGCGTGCGACGGCCCCGGGTGACGGCAAGACGGCGGGCTTCCACATCAACAGCCTCTACAGCCCGCTCGGGTGGAAGTCTTGGCATGAGGTGGTTGAGGACTTCCTGCGCGCGAAAGGCGATGCGCCGCGATTGAAGACTTGGGTCAACACCGTGCTGGGCGAGACCTGGGAGGAGGACTATGCCAGCAAGGTCAGTGCCGATGGCCTGCTGGAGCGATGCGAGCACTTCGAGCCGGCAGTGATACCAGAGAACGGGCTGGCGCTAACGGTTGGCGTTGACGTGCAGGACAACCGCCTGGCGGTGAGCGTGTGGGCATGGGGTCGTGATGAGGAAGGTTGGCTGCTGGATCATCAGGAGATCTACGGCGACCCCTCGAGGCAGGAGCTGTGGAAGCAGCTTGACGAGGTGGCGTTGCGCGAGTGGCCGCATGTGCTTGGTGGCAAGCTGCGGCCTGATGTGGTGGCGATCGACTCTGGCGGCCACTTCACTGCGGAGGTTTACCAGTACGCACGGGAACGAGGCCGGCAGGGTGTGATCGCGATCAAGGGCCAAAGCCAGCGTGGCAAACCACCGATCGGCAAGCCAAACAAGGTGGACATCAACGCCAAGGGCCAAACCCTCAAGCGTGGTGCGCAGGTCTGGCCGGTTGGTAGCGACACGGCGAAGACGACTCTGTTCGGTCGGCTGAAGCACAACGAGCCTGGCCCGGGTTACCTGCACTTCCACATGCAGACCACCAGCGAATACTTCGAGCAGCTGACGGCGGAGAAGCAGGTGTTGCGCACCAACCGGAATGGATTCCCAGTGCGCGAATGGGTGCTGCCTGCGAGCAAACGCAATGAGGCGCTCGACTGCTTGGTCTACGCATACGCGGCGCTTAATCGGATGTACCAGCGCTATGACCGGCGGACGATGTGGGACCAGCTGGAGAAAAGGCTGGAGGCAGCAGGCAAGAAGAAGAAGCCGCTAAGATCGAAACAGCAGACCCCAACCGGGGCCACTGGCTTTGTCAGCAACTGGTAGGCCGTGAACATCCCTAGCGAGATCCGGGCAGGCGACACGATCAAGTGGCGGGATGTTCCTGGTGCTGACAATTTGGGCAATGCGATCAGCAGTTCTGACTACGTGTTGACGTACTACCTGAGGACGAACACGGCAAGCGAAGGCTCGACGGTGGTCGGCACTGCTTACGGGACCGGGTGGGAGTTCACGATTGCCGCGGGCACGAGCACGGGGTTCGATGCTGGGACATGGTTCTGGCAGGCAGTCGCGACCAAGACTGGCAGCACGGTGACGATGGGCTCGGGTCAGCTGACGGTGCTGCGGAGCCTGAGCTATAGCGGCACACCTGGTGCGGTTGATGGCCGGTCGCAGGCACAGCAGGACCTTGACGCGGTGCAGGCAGCGATCCGCGCGATCGTGGCGGGTGGTGTTGCGAAGGAGTACACGATCGGCAACCGCAGCCTCAAGAAATATGACATGGCGGATTTGCTGCAGCTCGAGGGTAAGCTCAAGGCTGAGGTGAAGCGTGAGCAGATGGCGGACCTGATCGCCAATGGGCTCGGCAACCCCCACAACCTGTTCGTGAGGTTCTGATGGGAT